ATGTTGCCCAGGATCGCGTAGAGATCATAACCCCCCATCCCCTTGACGTTTGCGCCCGGTGTGGGCCTCTCTGCCTGACTTGATAGCGTGGCAACTATCGCACAACGTTTGCAGGTTAGCTATATCCCATTTAGATCCGCCCTCGTTGATTGGTACAATGTGATCCACCACCGTACCAACGACAAACAATCCACTGCCATCACAAACGACGCAAAGTGGATTGTTATCTATAAACGCGCGGCGATACTTCCTCCATGCTTGGGAGTTGTAAAACTCGTTGTTATCATTGCGCCGCCTCGCTTGGGCCTTCCTTTCGGGCTGCCACGGTCGCGGCTGATGCTTTGTTATTCGTGTCATGTTGTATCGTGCTTAATAATGCCCGCAATACTTTGCAGCGTTGCGAGCGTGTTACCCTGTGTTACCGTAATATCATCCTTACTTTGCATCCTTGCTTTTCATTTGTTCCTTATATCCTTTTCGCCTTCGTTCGTTGCAATCAACGCCGCGTTTCCTTCTTGCTTCTGCATACTCTCTTTTACTCCACTCGTTCGCCTTAAACATAAAGCCAGTGAGAATACATAGTCCGGACTTTGCGTTGAGTACTTCAATGCCGTTCTTTTCAATGAATATAGGTTCTTTACGTTCGCTCATAATACAAAAACCCGGCACGCCTAAACGCACCGGGCAACTTTAACTAACTAACCAAAAAATATGAAAACTCAAACTAAAATCTTTTAAGGTAAAAGGAGCGCGACTCGTTCGCCACGCTCCTACAAAAAACATTCTTTCACACGTCAAGGCGCCGGAATCGAACCGGCAGCGGGCGAAAAATACTTCTCAGTTGTGAGAGATAAACCGCTAACCATTGCCCTGATATTTGGGAGCCTCATTTGACTCCCGTTGTTTCCACGATCTTACGACCGCTTCGACGGTTGCCTTACCACTAATGTCGGTTTTACCGGTGGAAGAGTGATGCTGTCACTAATGATCTTTGGAGCGCCCGCACTCATTCGCACAGGCTTTGGTGTCGGTATGTTCTTAACTGCTTCTTGTGGGTGGAATGGCGCGGCGGGAATAATTGCCGGGCCTTGTGCGTTTAATTTAGTAGCGCCAATTGTAAGGAGTGCGAATAGTAAGTATCTCATATCGGTAACAATTATTTGACAAAAGTAAGTGGTTGAAAGTTCTTGTACAAGTATTTACACAATTTTTTTTGTAGCCAGGTAAAATATCGGTATGTCAAGTAAGGTAATGTCTTTAACAACAATAATATCTACCTTTAACAACTCCCAATATTTTACTGATGCAAGATGCGCGGGCATGTGGGAGTCGTAGTTGATCCGCTTTCCTGTTTCCTTGTTAGTTAGGTAAAGCAAGCCGCGCCCGTCGGTGTACGTTAGTTCGGATTTATTTAGGATTTGCATGGTTTTAACGCTTCGAGTGCTTGTTTAAGTGTGTAACCGGCGTGAATTGCACGCTCCGGTAAGTCGGTGCGTTGTATGCGATCGTAGGCGGATGCGTTTGTAGTTCTTGTTGTAATGGTTTTACCGCGCCATTCCCAAGTCGAGTAAACATGTCCGTGTAAGCAAACGGCAAAAGATAGTCGGTTGTACAGTTGTTGAGTTGTCATGATGCTTTTATTTAACTAATTTATAAAGAATGTTTAATGCCTTCCGAACTGTCAATCCATTGTAGGAGTCCTTTGGATCTAATAAACAGCGCTCCAAACGATCGACGGCGGCAATGGCTGCTTTGTCTGTACTTCTGATGATTACATCTTTGCCGTCAATTCTCCAATGGCAGATAGCAACGCCGCTAAATTCGCCCTTAAATTGTAATTTGCTCCAAAGTTGCTGAGTTGTCATAATGCATTTATTTATTAATCCAGCTTTGAATATTGACTTTATTTAATACTATTTCACGGGCAATCACATACGCTTGCTTTTCAGATATTTTATTCGAAGCCAAACAAGTAGACGCAACATTTGCAGCAAATGAATTTAAAGAGCTAACATAAACTATTAATCCGCAAGCGTCATTTGTCAATCTTTGATGGAAAGCGTAATTGTGTTTAGCTGAATCAAATGCGTAACGCATAATAGCAGCCTTAATTGAATTTAAGTTTGTAGCACATACAAAGTCATTTGATTTTTGCTTTTTTTCTGCAATTTCGCCATAAATACAAAAAAGCTCAAATGAAAAGCGTTGGCGATATGGCTTATTTATTTCGCTTTGTTTTGCATTGATATGCGCTTGTTTAAATATTTGAGAGCGTGTCATAATTGTAAATGTTGAATGTTATTGAATGTCTTAATTATAACACGAAGATAAGGCGCTTTCCAATTCTGTGCAAGTGTTTGCACAATATTTTTTAAACTTTTTTGTACATTATTTAATTAAGTATTGAAAACCAACGCTTTAAAATAAAAAAAAGTAGCGACCATTACGGCGGCTACTTTCACCAATCTATTATATATGACATTCAACAATTACCCAAACTCATAGGGCCGGACTCATTTGCCCGGCCCCTGTCGCCATGAAAAGATAAAAACTTTGCCTTCAATACCTGCTACTCCAATAGGTTCAATCTTTCCACTTTTCAAAAATTGCTCAAAAACTAATTCGGTTTGCTCTTTGTACGTTGGCTTTGCAATCCGGATAAATTCCGTTTTAGTGAACCGACCTTTAATCGGTCGCATCTCCTCCGGTTCCTTATGCTTTGCCATTGCACAAAGTTACATCGTGCGCTTTAATTCATCGAGCTTTTCAGTTAGGTATTTTATTTTTTGTTCAATGCGCTCTATTTCGCTGAATTGCCTAACCTGGAACCGGATACCCCAACGAATTTCACCGTTAATTATCTCCTGTTCGTATGCCTCGTAGCTTGCTCCCTTATGATAGAATCCACGTTTAAGATCGTTTAGGCGCGCATAAACAGTCGTTATTTGTAGTTGAGTCGTTCCGCTTAATTCCTTTGCCGTGAGCGGGCCGGCTGACAATAGGTGTAAAAATATGCGCTCCTTTTGCGAAGGCGCTTTTGGCGCGTTCAATTGGCGCGCTTGGTGGCTTGTGTCTTGCATTTTAAAATTGCGTTTTATTTCGTGCTTCTGATTTTTGTATTTAAAAAATTGCCGATCCATAATAACCGACAAAGATCCATTATCAAAAACAAGTAGCCCTAATTTATGAATTGATTGAATGTCACTTACTCCGCAAAAAGGATGCAGCTCAAAAAAGGTATTAATTGCGTCCTCTTGGTTATTACCAGGAATGTAGACCGGATCTAAATTGCGGGCAAATATTTGATAAATATACATCACACTTTTAAAAATGATAGATCCGCCGGTGTATAGTCTTCGCCTTTTAGCACTTTCCCGGCTTGGTTAAAAACCGGCTGCCCGTTCGTTCCTTTGCTCATATTCGATTTGTGTACTTCGTCAAATATCTGCTCTACCAAATCCGGATGTAATCCGAAGTCACACGCGGCGCCAAAAACGACGTACATTAAGTCGATCAACTCTTTGTAGCAATTAACAACCGGCTCTTTGCGCCAAGCTTCAACAAGTTCTCGCAGTTCCTCAGTAATTAAGCTTACTCTTAAATCAAATACTTGCATGCTTGGCTTTTGCCCGTAAACACCAACTTCGCGTTGGTAGCGTTGTTGAAAGTCATAAATCTGTTTAATTTGTTTCATCTAATAAGTATAGTTTGTTTTGTTCAATAATCCGGATCAATGCCTTTGGATAGTGCTTTGCGGTCGCATATCCGCACTCCTTCAAACCATTGGCCCACTGTTTGTAGTTTTTCGCTTTCTTTAACCGCGCGTATCTCGGTTGCTGCAAAAACTCGGAATGATCGCGCCAAGAATGCCACAACGAAGGGTACTTCCTAAACTTTTGCGGTCCCCATCCGACTTCGTCGTGTCGGAGTATGTACTTTCCGTTGTGTTTTCCCTTTATCCCAAAAAAGTTGTTAGCCTTCGATGCTAACGTACTTTGCCCTGAATTGCTTTCCAAAATTGCCTGAGCTAATTTGATACTCACCGGAATACCATACTTTTCCCGCTCAATTTGGGCTAATCTTAGATACTTTGCCGCAAATCGCTGCTCTTTGGTTTGCTTCGAGTCAGGTAGGTACATCCAATCCGGGTATTTAGCTTTTTTAACCTTTTTTTTTAATTCGCCAGCCTTCGCTTCTCGCTTACTTGCTTTACTTTCCTTCGGTTCGTCATTGATGGAAAATGATACACTTGCATCGATAGGGGGCCCTGCCATTACAGGTTGCATCGGTTCCGGTTCGGTGCGCTGCTCAATTTGGTTCCGGTGGCCTGCATCGTTTAAGCGGATGTTAATTTCAACGCTCGAATTTGGCAGCCATACCAATACCACAATAAGTAGAGCAACGAGGGCAATAAGACGAAGGAGTAAGCCGTGAGGCGTCGCTTCGATTTGATGCCGAACAACGTATAATAGTTGAATGATTTTAGACTTCATCTTGTTTGATTGATTGAACGAGCGCTAACCAGCTAATAACGCTCACAGCGCCCGCAAATGATAGATTGGTGTAAAATTGACCTGGTAACCAGGCGTTGAATGTTTGGCCGTGTACCCACATAAAGCCGAGAGCCAACAACGCGCAAACGAATAAGCCTACGTCGGATCGGTAACTTTGGCCGCCTTGCTTTAAATCGAGGATTGTAAACAAGTAGAACGCAATCGGAATAAGAGCCGGAATGATGCCGGCGGCTCCAAATAGTTTAACCATACCATAAGCGAAAAAGACAAGCTCAACGGCGTTAATCGTGTCGAGTAGTAGTTGACGCGCTGGAATGCGTTTGCGCCTTGTTTCTAATGCTTGCTTATTAACATCTAATGTTTTTTGGGCAACGTCTGCCAAGTGCACCATTTCGTTGACGTCAACGAAATGGTTTTTGGCCGGAGTGCGTAACGTGGCGCGCGGACTACTTCGTTGCATAACTTTGCGGCCCTTACTAAATCGCTCGTTTAATTGTTCAAGCTGCTGGTCGGTTAGCTCCTGATGCTGCGAAAATTCAAGCCCAACGAATTTAAGCCGGTAAGCGGCGGCGCGCTGGGTGACGCCTTGTTGAATTTGATATTCTTTGTGTGTCATAATAAAATAGATTGAATGTAATGCAAATGTAAATACAAAGTAAATACATTTTCAAATTTATCTACTCTTTTTTGTACATCTCTAAAATCCTGGTGAAAAATTCTAAAAAATGATCGGTTGAGCGGGCAATAAAGTAAATACCTCCTGCCCGCTCAACTTCAAATTGCCTCCTCTTTTGATCATCGCTTTGCCGATCTTTGCCGGCTTTAACTTCAATGCCGACATACCTACCACGAATACAACAAATAACGTCCTCAGTTCCTTTACCGCCGTTCGACTTTCGATGCACACCTTTTGCAGCATCCCAAATGCCTACGGTATTAATGCGTACCGCAACGCATCCGGGCTGAAAGTTTACTACTCGGATAATATTTGCCTGTATTTGGTTGGCTGTTTCGAACTTAATCATTCAAAGTAATTTTTTATCAAATCATCTATTTGCCGCATCGTTGCTACTTCGTTTTTAAGGCTCGAATAAGCTCTCCAAACGTATAAATTTGGCGCGATACTTTGCAGCTTTTGTTTGTCGTATTTGTACGCCTCGCACGTTCGTTTGAGTATGTCGGCTGACTCTTTGCACCATTCATCAATGATACTAAAACTATCAATAACGGATTGAATATCGGCTTTAATTTCCTTCCTCATATCAAAAAAAAGATAACTGCTTTTTAGACTCAACCGCCGCAGCGCAATTCCGGGCCGCCAAATCAAAATAGGATTCCTTCAATTCAAATCCGATGCCTTTACGGTTCATCTTAACCGCTTGGAATACTTCGGAGCCAATGCCCAAAAAAGGAGTAAAGATAGTTTCTCCTGGATTTGACCACATAGCTATACAACGCTCGATAATGTCAAGTTGGAGCGGCGCAATATGTTTTTCGTCCTTTTCTTCTTTAGCGCCCTTGTAATTGTTTAGCACGTTGGTACGATCAATATCCATCCAAACCGGCGAAGCCCACTTTTGCCAGGTATTAAGATCAAAGTTTTGTTTTGTCTTGTTGGTGATTGGCGTCCATTCTGCCTCATCGCCTTCCCACTTGCGGAAAATGGTTATGTACTCGGGCATACCTATACCGGAGTAGCTCGAATCGGTTGTTACCTGCTTGTACAATAGGCGTTGTGTTTTGGTGCGCTGCATTTCAAGTACCGGATCGATCCAAATAGTAATCTTGGAATGGTATTTGAATCCGGCCTCTTCCATCGCGCGATGATAGGCGCCAGTAAAGTCCCACATACCTGAAAAGCCGGAGGAGTTCTTGTAGCGGGCTAAATCTTTAGAGTGGACACAAACAAGTCGCCCGGGCTTAATGATCCGGTAAAGCTCTTTGAGTAGGAATCGTTGTTGCTCGAAAAACTGTTCGTCCGACTCGCAATTACCCATATCCCGGATATTATCTGAATATGTAAACAGCGTACTAAATGGAGGACTAAACACGCTTAGGTCTATTGAATTATCCGGTATTTCCTTAATGAGTTCGCAGGAGTCGCCATTGATGATATGAAAGTGTTCCGTTTTAACTTCCCGGCGGTTATAATCTAATTTAAGATCAAACGTTTTTGCGTTTACCTGGTTAGTAATCTCATTCATCATTTTATCAAATTGAGCTTGTTTGTTGGCAATTGATTGAACGACATTTGCCATTGTGTTAGTGGTAATAAGGTAAATGTTTACTTCATTCTTTTGGCCGAACCGATACGAACGCCTAATGGCTTGGTATAGACCCTCAAACGAAAAATCTAAACTTGCAAAAACTTGGTTATTGCAGTGCTGATAATTAAGGCCGAATTGGGCGATCTTTTTCTTAGTGACCAAAATACGAAAATCGCCATTGGCAAATCCTATCAACTTAGACTCTTTTTTGTCCTGCGGTTCGGAGCCACGAACGCCAACCGCCTCCGGAATAAGTTTAAGTACTTGATCCTCTTCGGCATCTTGGTTGACCCAAATAATAAACGACTCTTTGGACTTGTTTACAATTTCGGCAACTGCTTCAATTCTTGGAAGTATCGTCAATCTTAGCTCCTTATTAAAGTCGGTCGCGTTTACCGATGCGCTATTGAACAACATTCCGTTTTCGCGTTTTTCGACTTCAATCTCTTTTTCAAAAAAGTTGAGCGAAGGCAGATCATATCCGACCGACTCAAATCCCAAATCCGACGGGCTTCTAAGTACGCTACTCCAACTCGCGATCCATCCGTAAAAATCCGATTCGGCGTGACCTTTTAGCCGGTAATTATTCATACCCTCGTCGCGAACAAACCACCTCATTCGCATGTCGTTTGCGTCCATCACGTCGAGAAACTCAGAATGGTTTCCAATCTCGTTCAAGTCGTTAGGCGCGGGAGTAGCTGTACAAGCGAGCTTAAATCGTGTACCGGTAAAGGCTTCGATAATAAGCTGCTTATAAACGCCAGTAAAGTTTTTCAGGATGGAGCTTTCATCGAGTACGACACCGCCAAAAATTGAACACTCAATGTTCTTTAACTGCTCATAGTTGATGATATACACTCCCGGCAATGTCTGTCCGGAGTACTTTTGGCACTCAATCCCGAAGCGTTCGCCCTGTGCAATCGTTTGCGGACTAACTGCCAACGGCGCCAGTATCAAAACCGGCTTTTGAGTAAATTGCACTACCTGATTTGCCCACTCCAATTGCATAAGCGTTTTGCCAAGTCCACAATCCGCAAAAATGGCGTATTTGCCCGCTTTTAGCGCTCGTTGTACAATGTAGCGTTGGAATGGGAATAAGTGCGCGTTTAGGTCGTTTTGCGCAACCTCTACGCCGGTGGCGGCGTGCTTTTTGAGCTTTCGTTGTAATAGTTCGATGTAATCTTGATCCGGTAACATAATAGTTAAGTTTAAATTGAATTGCAAATGTATATACAATAAGTGATAATAAAAAGTATCTATTTAAATTGGTTTTATAAATTCCTGTAATCGTTTATTGCCTTAAAAATCTGATAGGCTACCTGTGGTACTATTGCGTTTCCTGCTGCCTTGATGCTTTCGTTTCTCCACTTTGGAAAGGTAATAGAGTCCAATCGCTCTGAAAACCCATCATTTCTAGAACAAACTGCGGGTTCAGTTGGGAAGTTTGACCAGTCATTAGGTACGCTCTTTTTTGAAGCCCATCTTGGTTTCTCTTGCCAGTGTTTTTCGCCGGGTTGTCGTCTGCTGTTGGCGTTGGCAGCATTAAGGCTACTACTCCGCTTAACATACTCGCTGTTCCATCGCTCCTTTTTTGTCCTTTCCAATCGCCAGCTATCGGAGTAGGCAACAAACCAAATTCGCTCTCGCTTGTGTGGTGCGTTGACGCTTGCAGCTGGAAGTATAAACGGTTGTACTTCGTACCCAATAGCTTCCAAGTCAGTCCACACCTCCTCGAATACCAACCCTCCTGACCAACTAACAAGGCCGCGAACGTTTTCGCCCACAATCCATTCCGGCTGAATCTCCCGAATAACTCTAAGCATCTCGGGCCACAGGTGGCGCTCATCTTCCTTTCCAAGTCGCTTCCCTGCTGTTGAGTATGGTTGGCATGGAAACCCTCCTGTGAGAATAGTTCCATCTGCCTGCCAATCATCTCCGAATCGTTGTTGTATTTCATCGTTCAAAATTTGTCCGGTTAAAGTGTGAATGTCGCGGTGGTGGTATGCCTGTGGCCAATAGTACTCTAAAACTTTGTTTCCGAAATCGTTTATTTCGCACGATGCAACGTTTGTCCATCCTGCCCATTCTGCTGCCAAATCAAAGCCGCCAATGCCGCTGAATAAAGATATATGTTTCATCGAAAAAGCATTTGAGTTTTAAGTTTGACATATAGCGCAAACTCCGGCCTTAACTCGTTGTCAATCGCTTCCCATTCCTTCTCCCACTGCTTCAAAAGTGCATCGTCCGGTTCAAACTTTGCCCGCTCTCGCTGTTTACCTGTTTCGCGCTCTTTTAGCCAATCTCTAAAAAAGTCGGGCATTGCGATTGCGTTGGAAGGCGGTTGTTTATTCTCTTTGTGCTTTCGAGCGTTCATCCCTTCACAATAGTCTGCCTTTTGGCTCCAATATTGCGCGCACCAACTCGATAGTACTTCCACGTCTAACCGATCAAACACTTGGCCAAATTTGCCAGTAGCCCCCATCCGGAGCGCGCATCGAAAGTCGGCAACCGTCAAAAGTTTGAACTCGGTGTAAAGCACTTCGGCAATTGGTTCAAGTTGGTGTTTTTGTAGATTTTTACCCACGTTTAAAAGAATTGCGGCGGCGGTTATCATCTCGGCAATTAGTTGTATTGCCTGTTCGCTGCCTAAATAAAAACCAAGCGCGCCAAGCGTGGGAGTGTCGGCTTTTATCGCATCGTCAAACGTTGCCGGTTTTAATTGCGGCCAAATAGCAATCATATCAACGCAACGGAGCGCGGTGGCCTGTGAGAACTTGTACGGCATAACCGTTTTAATCTGCTCCCATCGTTCGAGCGTTGCCGGGTGGAGGTTATATTGAATTTGCAGCTTGTTATCCATTTAATAAATTCCTTTTATTTATTACATAACTAACTAAGTCCTCATGTTGCTCTTGCACTTTGCTTTTTCCTGATGGCTTAAACTGTTGCCGCTCTTCCTGTATGCCTTTCCAGCAATTTGCAACCGCCGTTTCTACAATCCTCAATGCCGTTTCCGGATTGTATTTGCTTTTTTCAAGCATGCTTTTAAATCCAGTTGCCGCGCTTTGTGCTGACTTGTATGTATTCTTAATCTCCTTTTTATACCTAATCCATTCCAACCAAGCAGCCTTAAACGGTTCGTAGTAGTGCGCAATGCCTTTCCGCTCCAACTCCGCAATAAACTCTTCTTTTAGTTGTATTGCATTTTTTTGTAATAGGTCGGCCCGGTGTACATCCTCGTTCTTTTTTCTCCCTTTAATGGTAGTTGGTTCAGCTTTTTGAGTAGCAGAATTTTCTTGATCCTCATTTTGAAGAAAGGAAAAATGCGCGTTAGCGCTATTACTATTAACTGTATTATTAAGTGTATTATTAACTATACTATTATGTTCGGCATTTTTACCTATACCCTCTCGGTTTTTTTGCCGCGACCCTTTCGGGCTTTTTACGGATAGCTCGCTTTGTTTTTGCCGTGACTGCATTTCTTCCGATAGGTAGTCAAGAGAAGCATTTACTAAATAAATCTTCCTTGAGTTGCCTTCATCCTGAGCGACAAAACACTTAATATAACCAGCCTTTTCAAGGTCTGAAATCCATCGAGAAATCGTGTCCTTGCTGTTATTGTATAAATCTGCAAAGTATTTATTGTTAGCCCAGCAGTAGCCCTTCGAATTGCAAAGGGCTGAAATTTCGGCGTAAATAATACGCGCACCAAAAGGCAGTGAGTTGTCGTACCTTACTTTTGACGGCAAATAAGCTATAAATCCTGGATCGCTTTGTTTCATGGCTTAGTTTTCGTTTAACATTATTATACAATCTAAATCTACCGTGTACCTTTTTTCGGGCTTTTCGGTTTCTTCATTAATCGCCCAATACATTTTTAAGGCGCCCATATCTAATAATTTTTTTCGACGCCTAAAAATCATATTATTAGTATCGCCGGTCATTGCCGATAAATAATCATTATCGGGAAAGTTTGCATCATTGTTATTCATGTAGTCTACTATGCAAGCAAGTAAATAGTATTCATTTGGCCCGCATATTTTAAGGGCCTTTTGAGAAAGTGAAATCATAAAAATTAAAAAAAAAATGCCTTCGGCCGCTGCTTGCACCCTCCGGGAAAAGGATACAATAAAGAGCGTACAGATAAACCGCTCCACAGCGCCCGAAGGCATATTTGATAATCTGTATTTAACGGGTTCCCGCCCGCGTCCTACGACGTTGCAAAAATACGATTAATCTTCGACACTTACAAGGGAATTTTGCCAGTCGTGCCAATCAAAATTGCCCTTAATTCGCTCAAATTCTTCATCGTCTTTGACCGTTTGCCAGGAGAAATCAAAACAGGGCAATGGCTTACTTTTGAAGGCGTACGCTTTCCCATCAAGGTTTACCGCGGCGTATTTATAACCCTCCGGAATGTCTGCTTTAGTTAGTTTTTTCATCGCCTAAATTAAAATGAAGTTTAAGAATTAGGAGAGCGACGTACGCTTGCTCCTGTTCGATTGTTAAATGCCCCTTTTGTTCGCCTAAATTAAAGAGTACTTTTTCCGCCAAGTAAATCGCTTGCAATATCTTTTTTTCGGCTAAAACGAGTTGTTTTTGTTGTTCTGTTAGTTCCATCCTAATTAATCATTAAGTCGTAATTTTTGAAGTTTTCAAAGTCGGCTTTATCGGATTCAATACGCCTCATTGCGTCATCTCCCGTTCTTTTTGTCAAACGCGAAAACCGTACCGCTTCTGACATATTCACATAAATAACGATGGATTGATCGCGAATTGATTTTGGCAGCCTGTTAATGATTGCCGGCGGCAAAATAAATAGGTCGTTGCGTTCGAGCGTTCCAAGCGAAACGCCATAAACCCATCCGTTGTACTCTTCCGTAATCAAATCCTTTTGATTGATTTGCGCGGCTAAATCTTTGTCGGCTGATTCGATAAATATATATTCATTTTCAGAACTAAACCGTTTAGGTCGCGTCGTAACCATTCGGCCAAACTTTGCACCTTTGGCAATGAATATATTTTTAAGTGTGCTTTTGCCGGCTCCTCCCGGCCCTGTGATAATGATTTTCATAGATACAATCTATTATATTCTTGTTTTAAATTGATAACGTCCTGATTAATAGCCGGGAACAACATTACCCGAGTTGCTTGCAATTCAGAATCGCCCGCCATAACGGAGCGGCCGTTGATGCTGGTATACCATCCTGAAACGTCAATGTTATTTTCCACGCCGATTAAAAAAAGCGTGAAGTAAATTTCTGTTAATCTGTTTTTAGTTGTCATCGTTGCGAACCTTGCGCGCTTTGTTCAAGCGCTTTTTCTGTTTTGAAGTATGATATTTGTGATCTAATTGCGTCGAGTACGTCGCGTGCAGAGTCTAAAAGGAGCTTTGCGGCCTGATATTCGCTTTCACTCATTTTCTCCTCTTCCAGTGCCTTTTGGCTCATTAGTAACCCTTCGCGCTCAATTACCGTTTGTACCGGTTTTTCGCCTGCCTTCGATTTGTCCTCGTTTAAGATTTGACAAGAGCGGGCAAAAGTTAGTTTCCGGTTAAACTCGGTTCGCGTCATTTGCTTGTGAAGCTCGCCTACCTCAAACGAGAAAAAAAATATTTCCGTAGCGAGTGACCTGGATGCGTTTACCAAACGTTCTATTTCGTGTGGCTCCCAGCGCTTTGAATTGTACGCCGTGATGATAGATTCTATTTTTTCGAGTGGTGTTTTCATGTTTATAAAATTAGGTTAATTCCATCCGGAGTCCAAAAATCCTGTGAGCTGTCCCAAACGCATGGATCAAACGAACCTTCAAAACAACGGCGTTTAAAAGCGTCCGTTAGCTTCATTATTTGCCGCTCTGCTTCGTCTAATTGATAATTGGAGAACTTATGTACGCTCGTTTCCCCGTCATCGTCCACGGCTAAAATATAGGGTGCCTTTGTCATATCGTACGCATAAGAATAAATAAAGCCCTGCCAATGCAAACGACGTCCTCTAATTTCGTTCTCTGCGCGTTTTATTTGTGCGCTTGGTACATTCTTTAAATCAATTATAAAGTCATCGCCTAAGCCATCTACACGCCCCCTAAATACAATGTCGTTGATAATAACCTCCGGTATATCTACCTCAGCCACTTGCAAACGATCTAAAAAGGACTTGCAAACAAAGTTGTTGAGGACTGCGTCTTGTTTGCGTTTTAACTCTTCAATGGCCGCCTTTTCTAAAATCGTAACTTTTGAAGCTTCTTTTACTTTCTGTTTAATTTCGGCAACTGTCATTTTTTCGGCCTCAATTCCTGTGTGCTGCGCCAAAAAATCTAACCACGCCTTTTTGCCTTCCTTTGTTGTGGCGTCAACCTCCGGCCCTGAAACATAAAGGATATTGAATAAATGCGGTTGCAAAATAGCAACGTGCAGCGCTTCCCCTAATATCATTGCCTTTGTTGGTGCGCGCTCTTGAAGCTTGTAAGCAATGAAATTACGCGGGCTTACTGCGAAGGCTGATAAAGCCGAAAAAGATAGTTTGTAATCGCCTTCGCTTAGTTTGTTAATTAATTCTTGTTTAGTCATTGTTTAAATAATTTTCAATAATGATAATAGCATTTTTATAAGCTCCATAATCGCTTCCATACTTATTTGTAACGGCGTTTTTAAAGTCGCTAAAATTTCCAGAAAAGCAACCTGCATTTATTATGTCTTTTTTTGATATTGTCAAATATCTGTAATTATCTCCAAATTGCCCTATCGTTATAAATTCGCCTTGAAAAGACACCCGCGCATCGCCGTATACCCGCGCATCGCCGTATACCTTCGCATCGCCGTATACCCCCGCATTGCCGTATACCTGCGCATCGCCGTATACCTGCGCATCGCCGTATACCCACGCATCGCCGTATACCCACGCATCGCCGTATACCCGCGCATCGCCGTATACCTTCGCATCGCCGTATACCCGCGCATCGCCGTATACCTGCGCATCGCCGTATACCCACGCATCGCCGTATACCCACGCATCGCCGTATACCTTCGCATCGCCGTATACCCACGCATCGCCTGTATTGCTTAGGTTTTTTTCAGATTGAATATAGCCGCCCAATTCATTAACGCCTACATTTGAAAATGATCTTAGCGCCTTTATCCTAAATAAATTAATGTTATTTACAGTAATTGAATCGTTTATTATAAGTTCGTATTTCATTTTGTTAGTTCCTTTTTGCGTTGAGTAAATAAATCAATATATAAATCCGGAGCGTTCAATTCCTTCCAAAGTGCGCCAAGTTCGGCCACGCTCGTGATGGATTTTACCTTTGCTTCGACGTCAATTTGATCCAGGCTAATCGTTTGAACCTGTGGCCCTTCAAACGCCTGCCTTTCTTCTTCGATGTTCAATCCGCTTAGTTCATCGCTAAATCCTTTTTTCAAAGCGAACGCCTCCGCACACTTGGCAATCATTTGGAGCGGCATTTGAGCGGCTTTGGAGAAGTCCTTACCGCTGACAACGTTTGGGTAAAACTCCGCAAATACGGCGGTGTGAGTAAACGGGCAACGAACGCCGCTAATAACTCTATAAACGGTCGCGGTTGCTGTTAATGGTAACTTTCCGCTTTCCTTTATGTCGGCGGCTGTTAGGTAGGATCCATCGCTTTTGAGATTGTACTTTATATCGTCACATCCTGCGAGCTGCCCCGTTTGCGCGGCCTTAATTCGGAATCCGTCAATACCCACGATAATCGCGTACTTATCCCCATCCCGCGTACGATAGCGAGTAAGATATATCTCTTTTTTGAACGGACTTAATCCGTGTTGCCTACTCGCTTCGGCAAAAATGGCGACTTGGGCCGGTGGTGTTCCAGGTGGAATTACTCCGGCGCTTTCAAGGGCCTGCAAATTACTTTTTGTTAGTTCCATTAATAAACTCTTTTATTTGTTGAATGATATTGAGCGCGTCCGCGTTTAAGGTAATTGCCTTTTTGTTTTTATGTGCAATGCTCACTTGAACAAATTTCCCGACAAACTGCCTAATTGTACTTTGTTTATTGTCCGTATCTGCGTTGCAATAGTCGTAAATATTCGCCAACGTCGCCGACTTAGTAGGGCTTGCAAATAGGCAGTCAAATATTTTGCGGCCTGTACCGTTACAAAGAGCGTTCAGGAAGGTCTGCGCTTGGAGCTTGCTTCCTAATTGCTTGCCGATATGCTGCATGCCCTCAACGGCCTTTTTGTTGGCTCGGTAAAACGCTTTGTTGTCCGGTGATCGCTCTAAAAAGCCGCCCTGATAGAGCTTTCCAATATAGTATCGGATGTTGTCTTCTTTGATATTTCCATTGTGAAAAATTACCAAAGTTAAAGGAGTGTATATCTCCCCCCTTCCTTCAATTTCGCGCCATATAGGCGACGTTAATCCGTGCGCCTCGTAAATTCGCCAGCGCTTGCGAAACTCATTAATTTCCTTCATTATTAGCTGTTTTTGTTTATGCAAATGTAAATACATTATTACTTTATTTCCAAAATTTTAACATAGTTTTTATACAAAAATAAAACAGACATAAAAAAACGCCCTGTTTTACAACAAGACGTTAAAGGCAAAAGGAACTAAGGTCGTACTGTTATGAATTTCTTTGTTTCCTTTATTTGCTTAATTTGATCGGGCCACAAAAAGCGGCAATCGCCGTGCAGCCAAGTAGGAGTATAATTTACATCCTCGATCGCCCTTAACCCAAGATTAAAAAAAAGGTCGAAGTTGTCGTGTATGCACTCGACCATTTCCGAAGGCTTGTAATCCGGTGTATCTGTGTCGAGCGCATTGGCCAGGTAATGTTGGCTAAATTCCGCTCCGCCTTTTGGCTTAACTCCCCTCGGTCGCGTCCCTCTGTTTTGCAAATTGCCGCCAACATGCCAATTATTTATCCGTATAGGCCCCATTAAATTGCGTAGCGCGGTCGCGTACTCAATTTGAAAGGCAGATACCATCCTAATCGACTGACTTCCAAAAGTGCGAAAAATAATAGGGTGTACAAACTCCTCCAACCGGAAAAAATCCGGTAGTACGGCTCCGGTCGCGTGTAGGTTCATTCCCGAATTGGTTTTGGTTCGCTGTTTTTAGTGGCAAAGTATAGAATTGTCACTAAGCTAATAACCGCCTGAATTAGGCCCTGCCAATTGCCGCCAATTGCGGCGGCTGCGATCAATTGGAGCTTGTCAAACATTTCCGGAGTAAGAATTGGAAAAAACGCGCTTAAAATCGTAAACAAGTAGTTCCAAGTGTTCGCATTCGTTGCCCACTGTTTAATGTCCAATTTTGCGTTTTTAAAATACACTCGGAGCGCGCCCGCCGCGCCAATGATACCAAACAAGCCCGCCGCAATTGTACGGCCTTCGCCCTCTGGGAATCCTACAAAAAGCCCGCCCAAAAACAGAATAACGGCGGTATAAAAATTGGTAGAATTAATGCTTTGTTTAATGTTCATAATAGTATAATTTAAGAGTAAGTAATAGTTTTGCCTGAGTTTGCCGGGATTGCTAAAAGTCTGTCCCGAAGTACTTTTTCTACCGCCGCTCGAACGGTCGCAAGCGAAGTAGTAAATGACGCCTCTTTGCCGGTTAGTTCCGTGCCTGTCATTTGATAAATATTACTTCCTGCCCTGTTGCCTTCGTTGTCTATTAAGGTTAAAAGGCATATCATATCGTCGTTACTTTCAAGATTAAAGCTAATAGACAATGATGCTACTTTAAACAGCCGCGCGGCCGAATCAATGCCGTCGGCGTCCTCAAAAATTGCAATTGTATCTGATGTTGTTAGAGCCATATTAGTATCTTACTTCGATGTTTAGGATATATTGTGTAGTTGCGGACAAAGTGCCCGCGATTGCGATTGTGTACTCGGTTGCAGATTGTGCGCTTACCCACCAGCAAAGCGAAGGACTTGCGGCGGTGAACGATCGCGGAGTTATAAACACTCGCCCTATTCGGTTCGGTTGCGCTGTGGATGGGAACGTATATTTAAAAACATCCACATTCCCGGATGGGCTTGACGTTGTGGTAAATGTTATTTGGTAAACAAGTATGTTAGAGTCCGTTCCAAACGATACGCCCGTTGCCGCTGTTGTACCTGCCCCGGAGTACCAAGTTAAAGAGGTTGTTAACGGACTGAGCGAACTTGTTAGTTGTTGTACGTTGTTATTTGTGGTCTGATATTCAAGACCCGCAAACGCATTATTTGTTCTTAGTACTTTACCCAATAAAGTAGATCCGGTCGTTGGTCGTTGCGCGGTCGATCCTGATGGCATCAATATTCCATCCGTGACCGCGTCCATATCCAAACCAACAAGCGGAATTGAGTTGTTTATACCAACTCTACTATCTTTAGAAATAGTCAAACCGGCGCTTCCTACTGATGGCGTGTTATCCGGTGCAATCCTAAAAACGTCGTTGGCTGAATTATCTATACCAGCGCTCCACGTGGTGCCGCCTGTACCAGGTATTTGCCATTGAATGATCGGATCGCCCGCGTTTGTTCCTCCAACCTGTATATTTAATATTGTGTTGGAGCTTCCATTAAAGTTTGAGCCATTCCGGATTTGCCCATAAACATTTGAGCCGTTTACTGTCGCTCCAAAATCAAACAAGCTTAAAGCGGTTGATTGCGTCGGCCCTAATAGGTTATACAGGTACGATCCGTGCGAAGTAGCTCCAATTGTCAATCGGTTATTGGAAGCGTCGTAAAGAAAAACGTCATCGGTTGTTAGCGATCCGGCGCCGTCCGCAATTGCGATTCGGCCCGCTACTAAAGTGCCGGTAATGGCTGATAAAGTCGCGTACTCTAACGCCGTCGCTCCACTGTTTACGCGCAATACTTGCAAGGCTGTACCCAATGCCGCCAACCCAGTGCCACCGCGTGCAATTGGCAAAGTTCCTGACGTAAGTTTAGACGTGTCTAAATTTGGTATATCTGCTGCCGCTAACGCTCTAAATGTTGGAGCCGCTGCGGAACCGGTTGACGGGCCGGCAAAAACGGTATTTATTGATTGAGTAGCAAGGGCCGCCGTTAAGGTTCCGGATGTCGTCACCGGAGAACCGCTTACCGTAAATATAGCCGGCAAACTTAAGCCTACACTTGTGACCGTTCCGGATGCCGTTGTAATAGTTGCCCATTCAAGCGCCGTGCCTGCTGCGTTTACGCGCAACACTTGCAAGGCGCTGCCTTCTGGGAAAACTGCCCACTCTGTTCCGTTGTGGTATAGTAAATCGTTTGCCGTTCCCGGCGGAAGGCTAAAAGTACCAATTTTTGGTTTTTTGATTAGTAGCGAGTTTTGCGGATAGCTTGCAGTTAGCGTGCCGGTAACAGCGATTGAAGTAGCTCCGGTTGTTGGTGTAGTAGCGACTGTCAACTCGTTAAAATCGCCGGTAAGCGGATTAAGAACAACGAGCGTATCGCCTGCGTAAATATCGCCGCCAGTCAAGGCCGCCGCCGTTCCGATAGTCGTAATTGGCCCCGCGTTAAGTTGCAAGGCGCTTGTCGTTGTGAGCGACAAAGGCGCAATTAAAGTGCCGGGAGGTTTGGCAACAAGCTCATAAGATGGCCCGGTTGAACTTGACGTTTGCGGAACGGTCGGTATTTGCGGATCGTTGGCAGTGACTATTTTTTTGACAGGTGCTGACGTGCTAAACCCTGTACCATATTTTAACTCGAACCATTCTCCCGACATTGTATCGTCATTAGCTGTCCAAGTACCGCGCATCAATAACCAGACCGAATCGCGCCAAACGACGCGGCCTAATGTTGTCAAGTTCCCAAAAACATTCCCTTGCAACTTACGAATTGGTACGTGCTGCCCCGCTACTATAAATTCGCAAAGTAGATATTCTAAACGCTTGTTTTTTGGATCTGTACCCGGCCCCCAAAGGAATGCGAGTTCATAGGCGCTTGATTTGTAAACCCACAAAGCGCCCAATGCGTTTGGATTTTCGGACGTGCCTAACAGCGACTTTGTTTGAGTAACAACGCTATTGTTTGGGAATAGATAGTTTGTCGAGGTGTACTCGTACTCATCAGTGGCAATGTCGGGAAGTATTAAAAGTGTTTGATTGCCTAATTGGTAGGTAAGGTCAAACGTTGTTCCGGTTATGGTCGTGCCGTCGTATTTTTCGAAGCGGACAAACTCAAAGTTAAATTCAAAATTATCTGCGTTTATGCCTATTTGAGTAGTAACAAGCTCTATCAAATTGGTAAAGCTGAATATCGCGCTTGTATTGTTGTACAAAAAGACTGCGTTAGAAATCGGTACGGCATAGTAGATATATTGAACTCCGGACACAAAATCAATCTGCGAGTATTGTACTTGGTATTGTGGAGTAAGGGTATATGTACGCCGCGCAAAACGGTCGCCTATTTTTAGATAAAATCTAAATAAGCAAACAAACGGCTGAAAGGGAGATCCAGGCGCGGTGTTACTTGATAGCGTAAATTGAAGGTTAGCGGAAATCCGAAAATAAGTGTTTCCGCTGTTGCTGTTAATCGGCTTTGGTACCGTTACGGCTGTGAAATTCGTATCTGTAAACGCCTTAACTCCTGACAATAGATTGAACCGTTCAAGAGCCAAAAAAGTATGCCGGTGTTCTTTTAACGGCGGCAAAAACTCATATCTTCCAGTTGCTTCGAGCGCAAGCGTATTTGTTTGGTTGATTGTGTTAATAGCGCTAAAATTACCCGACCCTAAATAGTTCTTTGAGCGGTCATAATTGCGCCCTACGACCGTTGCGGCGGTTCGGTATGGTATCTGTTCGATCCAAAAAGTTCCGTTGTTAAACGTGATCCTCGCGTTAAAATTCGTTAGGATATTTTCTATTACCTCATAGCACGATAAATAGTCCTTTACGCCTTTTTCGTCTTTGTAAAAAACGGAATGATCTGCGTATGTTTGATACAACGCGCAAGGATCGGACGCGGTCGCGGCGTGATCGTTTTCCCACCAGTCAATGAAGCTCGAAACAAAGTGTTGAGTCGGCGTAAACAGTACATCAACGTACCGGATTTTTGAAAGTGCGTTTATTAAGTGATCTATTAAGCGCGCTTTACCTGTGTAGGCTGTTCCCGCGTTGTTGTACTTAATATCCTTCAAACTCGCTATTCCATCCGTTGCCGTTACGTTAATTTGATATGGATAACTTGCATCCTCATAGCTGCCAATGTCCGGTAAAATAACCCCGCGCCAGTATGCCGCCGGCGTTGTGCCTTTGGTTATGTTTACCACAAATCGCCCCTCCTCGCTTGCAATCAAATCAGTAAAAAATAATTCGTGGCTTGCATTTTCAGCGTACATAACGAATTGGCACTCCGTCCCCATTATGGTACTAATTCGGTCGCTTGCTTCGTGCGTAAGCGCAAATCCACGCGAGTCGGGATTGAATGGAATTGGATCTCCTGAGTAGGATCTATCCCAAATCTCAATCGTATAACGGTCGCCGCTGAAACTGTCAAATTCTGCCTTAAATCTTATTGCGGCCATTATCGGTATCTATTTGTTGATTCAACTTCTTTGTTCATTACTAACATCAAATCGCGTCCGGATATTTTACCCATAACTTCTACGCGCTGCGAACCGCCTAACATATCTTGCAATTTTGATAAAGGCGCAATAACCTCCGGATCTATTCCCGCCATTCTGTTATCGCCAACCATTGCAAGCGTTGGCCCGTACGCCAAACCACCCTGAGCGAGTTTTGGAGGTTGTATTTTTGATTGCAGTCTGTTAAACAGCGCCGATACCGCGCCCGCTGCGAGTGCGCCCGCTGCGATGTTTGCCGGGAATGGCAACTTCATTGCAGAGCTAACCGCTTTAAATATACCCTCAATTGCCATTGATTTAGCTACCTGCAATGCAGAACTAACCGCCGCCGCTGCATATTCCTGAAACGATGCGGAGCCTTGACTGTTTAGCGACTGTATCGAATTTAAAACGGAATCGGTCATCGCTTTTTGAGCTTCGCCGCCGTCCTTCCACATCGCGAAAAAGTCGCCTGTTGAATAGGTAAACGCCTCCTGTTCTTCTCTTGTTAGTTTTAGCTTTTCACGTAGCGCATCTAAACTTGAAAGCTCTTCGTTCGTAAATGATATACCAGGCGTTTGTTGGTCTGCCTGTGGAAAAGCCGCCTGAATATCTCCCTCGCTTGGCGCGGTCGGATCTGCTCCAAAATTAGCCTGAAAACGCTGTATTGCAACCGCATCATAATAAGCTCGCGTCGCTGCCTCTAATTTTATCGCCCGCGCTTCTGTTTCGTCCATTAAATCAAAAAGTTCCTGATAGCGGTCTTTTTGCTCCTTAATTGCTTTTGCGGATTTTAAGGTGGATTCGGTATTTGCGTCGGTTGCTTTATTTAAGTCGCCTGTTGCGTTTTTTACATTGTTAGTCGTTTGCGGGAGGTCTAAATTTGCGCGTATTAATCCGGTTACGGCATCAGTCTGATTTTTAATTGACTGCAAGGCTCGGTCGGTGTCCGCAATCAACTCTTGCTTAACTGCTGATGATTGTTTTTCTAATGCTGTGTACGAACCAAATCCGGCCGTTGCTTGCTGAAAAGCTACGGTGCTTTTTTGCGTCAATCTTAACTTTTGCTCCTCCAGCCTTATCCGTTCTTTGTCAAGCTCAATCAATTTTTCCTCGGCTGCCTTGACTCTTGCCGCTCTTAATAGGCTTTCAATGTATTGATCTTGCAATTTAGTAAGCTCCGCAATGCTTAATTTTTCAATGTCAAGATTTGCGAAGTATTTAGGCGAAATTTCCTGCAACCTTCCAAGCGCTTTTGCTTTTTCGTCCCTCGTTGCGTTTTCGTCTTTTAGTATGGCAATGAGTGGAATAATTGCGGCGCGTTCGGTGCTTACTTGCTCGTTTGCTTTTGCGCGTATTTCGGATAATGTCGCATAAGCTGTATTTGCGTTTTTAATTTTATCGCTAAGCAAAACAAAAGCGCCAGCCAATAACGCAATGGCTCCGATAACTGTACCGGCCGCAAGTGCTTTTTGCGCAACTGTCATCTTTTGCAGCGCCGCGACCGCGTTAAGCGTTACTCCTGATAAATTTTTAAGGCCGTCAGCTATAAATCTAATCCCCTGCACAACCGCAACACCTCCGGAATAAAATAACTGCATCACTTTAATAGCCGGGCCAAGTGCCGCCGCAAAAAGCGCAAAGTTCAAAATACTTTTTTTCGTTTCCGGATCGAGTAAACGGAAATAATCTGCGAGCCTTCCAAGTGTTTCCGAAAAAGCGTCTGCAATTTCGTTTATATTATAGACCTTATTTATTTCGGTTCCAATGGTTGCAAAAAACTGCTTTAACGCGCTTTGCGCATTGTTTACGGCGTTCGCAATTCCGCCTTGTACGCGCTCGGTTTTTGCAAGGCCCTGTGTTATTTTGTCTATAAACTCGTCCGCTGATACGCCGGCATCGCGTAAGGCGTCGGCGCTAATTGTACCAAAAGTATCTTTGATTGTTTTAGCCAAACCAGGCATATTTTCAAGAATTACGCTTAGGTCTTCTTGCAATATTCTGCCCTTAGATGACATCTGCGAGAATTGCCGCGTTACGCTGTCGAGTTGATCGGCGCTACCACCGGACGCGGCTAATGCGTTAGCAAGCTCGGCAATAGTTACCCGCGCTCGTTCTGCTGAAAATCCTACCGACTGCAAACGAATGGAGCCTTTAACAGCTTGTTCCAAATCAATACCAGGAGCCAGCGCGACTTGCCTTAATTTCTCAAGTTCTGCGGCCGCCTGTTCGGTTGTATAGCCGGCGTTTCGCATTGTGGTATTTAACGCCTTGTCGAGCGTTTCAAAATCACCTGCAGCCTTAATTGCGGCGGCTCCAATACCTACTAAAGGCAATGTAAGCGACATAGATAGGCCGTCGGCCATTCCGCGTAGTTGCTCGGCTGATTTTCTCATCCGCGCTTCCACTTGCCTCATAGAGCGGTCAAACTCCCTAAAATTTACCGCTATTCGTACATTTAAGTCGCTAACTGCCATTAGTTTACAATTCGTTTAGTATTAGATTCAAACATTGCGAGCATCAACTCGGCTTGTTTTTTTAACTCCGCCTCCGATACCTTAATGCCTTTAAACTTACTTTCCTCCCATCCAAACCGCCCTAAATCAGTGGGCTTTATACGCTTTTTGCCTGTGTGCGGCAATATAGCCCAATATCCAATTTGACGCGCTTGAATCCAAGATTCCTTCATTTGATCATTCTTCGCCTTGACCATTGCCGTAAAATACCGCGGCGAAGTGTTGTAAAAATCATCCTCCGACAAACCAACCCAAGCCGCCGTTTGTTCGAGCGACTCCCAATCCGTTAGGCTGTCGGCTGTGGCTCCCCCGATTGCGCTTCACCTCCTTTCGCCTTTGGCATTGAGTCGGCAAAAAGCTCCATTATTTTAGCGATTGTTTCTCCTGTTAACCAGTCGGCAACATCTTCAACTGATGCCGCAAAAGGTTTTTTTGTTGCTTTGCCGCCGTTGGTAAAACCTGAAAATGCAAGATCGGCAATAAAGCTAATTTTAATCTCTGCCTCACCGCCTTGAATAGATTCTGAAAAATCCCGTAAAGCTGTGCGGCCTGTTAATTTCTCATAGTGATAAAGTGCGCCAAATCCGAATTTGATAGGCGTTTGTTGTCCGTTAAAATCTAAATAATTGACCATAGAAAAAAAAAAGAAATAAGGCCCGACAAAAGCCGGGCCAAGCATTAAGGATTTGTTGTTTCAGATAAAGCACCGGTTCCTACAAAAGTGAAGTCGTAGGTTACATTTTCATCGACTCCGGATGAAGATGCGCTTAGGCTTGTAAGCATACCAGTACCGGAGTAGATCTTATCGCCCGATACGGTCGTACCCCATTTGATTGTTGCCGTCGTGCCGCCATTAATCAGGGCGTACAAGTCATCAAAAGTGTAGGTGCTGTCCCAAGCGAACATAGCACTACCGGACATTTCCCACGACAACCGGCCTGGAAGCTGCGAACCCCAAGAGTCGGTATCTTTGCAAGTGGTGTCGCGAGGCGACATTGAGATACTCAAATTAGCATCTACAAGGCAAGTAATAGTCGCTGATCCAACTTGTATTACTGCCAAACGGGAATTTAAAACGCCTGTTGTTGGCATAATGGAATTTATTTAGAACGTGAAAAGGATTTGGGCGGTGTAGGTATTGTTATTTCGTCAGCGATTGACGGCTCGAACGTTTCAAGGGCGGCTGCTTGCTCTTCGGTTAAAGGTGTACAAGCATTATCCGCTAACGCGTTTTTGCGACAAAGTGTAAAGTCTGCAATCGGTTTTATTATGCCCTGATCTAACAAGGCCTTTGCGTCTGCCCCTAAACGAACGCAATAACCAGGTAAATAGATTTTTCCGCCGGCCGACTGATCTACCCATTGTTTAATGAATTGGTATCTGTCCATTACTTTTTTAATTGAATAGCGTTTAATCGTTCTTGCATTTTAGCGACTTCGACGGCCAAATCTTTACGTTCTCGATCGCAATTAACCAAAAGCGCGTTTAAATCTTCGATTTTGGATTCCAACTTTTTTTCGGTCGATCCCCACATATTAAAAAAAAACCAAGTAGAACCAACGAAAAATATTACTGAAAGTCCTTGATCTTTTAGTTTAGAAGCGAAGAGGTCGTATAGTTGTTGCATTTGTTTATTTGGGTATTTGTCTTAAAATCTTTTTTTCGGTCGCTTAAAATTATCTTCAATCCAAGTAAAGCAAACCATGCCTGCCATAAATCCAAAACCGGCGAAAACTCCAAAAAGCGCGTACTTTAAAAATTCCATCATCGCTTTACAACTGTTGCGGGCCGAATAACATAATCCGTGCCCAATGAATACCAGTTAGCACCATTTTGGAAATACTCAATAAATCCTTCACTATCCCACTCCGTTAGGCGAAGGTAGCTCGGAGAATAGTAGGCGCGCTTCCAAGTGCCTGCTGCCTTTGTAAACGACCATTGCAACCGGTCTAAACCTTGCACTTTAACAACTCTAAAAAATATAGTCGTTTGTTGGGTGTAGCCTTTGAGTGCCCACGTTTGTAGCGTTAGCTCTTTTTGTCCTGTCGTGTCAAACAAAATTACTCTGTACGCTTGTTCTATTTGGTTGCCATCTCGAATCATTCCTCCTATCTCTGCCCGGTATTTTTGCACCACTCGCATATCTGCTACCCGCCTGCCTATTTCCTGCGATGACAACTGCCTGAGCGCTGCTACCTGCTGTACGGTGTCCTTAATGGGTACGTCTGTTTGTGTGCGCTTGCCTTGATCGTCTATTGTCAAATGCGTAAGGTATAATCCCTGCGCGGTTGGCGTGATGAAGGTAGTATCTGTGATTATTGTTTGCGCTTGCATTTGTAGCGCTGTTAGGAGTAGGGTAAATATTAGTGTATTTTTCATTGTATGTATTTTTTTTAGTGAAGGTCAACCCAAACGCCTGCGGCCCTGACTTGCAGTTTGTTGTCTGTTGTGTTGTAGATAACCAGCCCGTCGGCAGGTGTTGCAATTGCGTTACGTTGTGTTGTGGTCATGCGAGGGAAGAGAACGCCCTGTGTAGTAGATGCTACCTCAAAGGCTGAACTTGCGTCTTGGGTTGTTGTACCTATAGCTAAAGCGCTTTGAAGGTAATTTAACGCAGTCCCTTGTCCATACAACCCCCAATTATTTGCGCCTCGTGGAGTGTCCCAATGAACTGTTTGGTATTGCACTGCATTAATTAGCGAAGGAACCAAACTCAACCCACGTGTAATCCCAGTGCCTCCAGCTGTTTGGTTAATTACAGATCGAACGTAAAAAGCTGTGCTGGTTGCATTCCCGCTTGGCGGTGTGAATTCCTCATTTATGTAAAAACAGAAATTGTTGCCACTTGTTTGTGTGCTTTGTTCGCCCGTAAAAAAGTATTTGCCAAGCGAAGAGGATTGACTTGTCGTGTAATTAAAGAAGCATAAATTTGTACCGTTTATATCAGAGGCTCCTTGCTGATTAGTAAATGGGAAAAAAATTGGGCTTGCGCTATTGGCTGCATTCCCAAATCTGAGCCATCCATTATTAAGCACCCTAAATAAATTTTTGTTGTCACTATTTGCTGCTCTAAAGGCCTCTGTTGCACTTGTTGCTCCTGCTCCAACAGCGTGCAATCGCGCCGTTGGTGTATTTGTCCCAATCCCCACATTCCCATCATCTCGAATCATTAGCGCGTTGTTATTGCCAGCGCTGTTGTGGAATTGAGCTGTCCAAGTGGAGGAGGAGGTGCCAGAGCCTACTACGTGGAGGCGGGCTGCTGCGCTAGTTGTGCCTATTGAAAACTCCCCTGTTGATGCTATTATTGCACGCCTTCCATTGTTTGTCCAAAATTCAATTGGTGAAGCAGAGCTCGTGATAAAGACCATACCATTTGTAAGTTCCGAACTTGCAGCAATTAACCCCCTAGAGGGCCAAATAGTATGCCCAAAGGAATAAGCGCGCAATTCTATTGAGCCAGTAGTTGAAGGCGAAATACCAATCGATGCAGCTGCTATACCTGAATAAGCATTGTTTCCAGTATTGATATTTCTCACCCAGATATTTTGACTTGAATTAGCGTTCCTTTCAATTTGAAAAGGAAGCGTAGGTGTAGTTACACCAAGCCCCAGCCTTTTGTTTGTATTATCCCAAAAAAGTCCATTATCCCCACCTTGCGTTTGCGTTCCTGTCCAAAATGATACTTGTCCGGTTGTTCCTGACCCTGTCACATCGCTTGCTGGATCTGTGTCCACCGTAACCGTACCGCCCCCATTGGATAAAGTTAAAGTATTGGTTCCGGTCGATAGCGTTTGCAGCTCGTTGGTAGCGCTTGGATCTGCCGGAGTTTGATTTGACCATACACCGGTGACGCTGTTATAAATTAGCGTTTGGCCTGTGGTCGGGCTTGTTAGTTGTACGTCGTTTATTTGATTAAGGCCGGGAAAATGGGAGGGCCTTATGAATAGCGTTCCATTATTGCCGGCGCGTATTACAAAAGCTATTGGAACCTTTAAGTTAGGTGCGGTTGGTAGCGCCTTTGTAAGGCATCCGGGCGTCGTTGCGCTGCAATAAAGTACATCACGATCCGCCCACGTTTCCCCGCAACTCGCGCCTGTTGTATTTAATCCTCTGTCTTTACCGAAGTGGTAAACTAAACCATCGCTACCATTGGAAATATCCTGCGCGGCTGTACCTAAAATATACTCACTGTTTACTGTGCCGTTCGCGATTGCGGGAGCGATTAAAATACGCCCCGATGCGCCATGCGTGCCGACTGCCATTACTACTGTACCGCGTGTTATTGTGGAGCCTGTTTGGTTGCGGCAATTAAAAAACACGTCCTCGAACATTTGGCCGGTGACGCCGCCAGCATTCAACACAACATCAATAGTCCCTTCATTTGCATCCCACGACAACCGGCCGGCTTCGCCATCTGCGGCGCTGCCTGTACGAAAACGCAAAGTATAGAGGCTGTCAAGGATGATGCTATCATTTTGGATGCGGATTCCATCGCCGGCGTAATAGTTTGCGCCCTGATTAATCCAAATCCACGCCGAACCGTTATAAAAGTACAACTCCGGAGTAGTGCAATTATTAATTACAACTTTACTATCTCCTTTATTTGGAGTATAGGCCGGCGTTGAACATCCTGCAATTTCCTCGATCGTGTTGCCGATTAACTGCCATCCTCCGGGCGTGTTAAAGTGATACCATTTGCCCGTTATCGTGTCAATGGCAACTCGCGAAGTGCGTGCGGGAGGCACAAACGAAGGAGCGCCGTTGGTGTAGCTGATGCCGGCGCCGTATGTAATGTTATTTTGTGCGGAAATTTGCGGTAAACTGCAAAAAAGCGCGGCAATTATTAATATATATCTCATCCAAATACAATTTTTAAAATTCCGTAAGGGAGGCCGTAGTAGTTGTTGGCAGTCAAAAAGTAAAGATCGCCAACGTTCAAACCTGATGCGAGTGCGTCGGCGTCTGAATCAAAAAAGCGTACTTTGATTGATGGGAGCGGGCCGTCCGGATTAACTATCATTATTCTATCATTTTAACGACCCCGTAAGGGAGGCCGTAGTAGTTGTTGATTGATAAAAAGTAAAGGTCGCCCGATTGCATACCGGCCGCGAGCGCATCGGCATCGTGAGTGAAAAAACGACCGTAAACAGGCAATGGCGGCCCGACTGCATTTTGCCGGTTGACTCGGATTGTATATTGTGCAATGTGGCAATGATAGCCCGAGTCGTTGTCGTAAATTTGTCGGACTTGTTCGTACCTAATGCCGTCAATGCTTGTTAGTTCGAGCTGAAATGTAACATCGCGGCGAAAAAAGTCTATTGCCTGTCTAAACGCTTCTTCTGCTTGTCGCGCTTCGTCAAATGTCGTTCCCCAAATCGCTACCTCCGTTAAAACGTTATCTACCCAACTCGCAGCCGATTTGTTGTGGGCTGGATTAGAGCCTACTACCGTAACAACAGCAAAAGGAAGGGCCGCGTTTTGCGGGGCCACGACCGGATAAACGCGCGTACCAAAGATGGCAAACGCGTCGGTGTTATCTGCTATTATTTTTCGGATTGGGCCTTGAACGTTCATTATACTTTTTTTAGGCGTTTTATTTTGGCTTTTAAGCCCTCTATAATCGTTTTTTGAGTGCGCTCTTTCATCATTATCCAAGTAGGCAGAATAAACGGTCTTGGCGGTGTGTGGCGCGTGCCTTTTTCGATCATGTGAGCGTAGTATCCATCCGTTTTGCCGAATGGCCCAAAAACGCCCTGAGCTGTTCCCTTTGCTAATTTAGCGCCGACAAAAACCGCGTACTTACTTTGCCTAAAGCGTAAAACGTCAAACGACGCAGCGAGGTTGCCAGGATAATAGGTTGCTACTACATTGCCGCGGCCCTTTGGCGCGCGCATACTCTTAACGAGTTTTGCAGTGCTGTATCTTTTGTGAACTTTGCGGCCGTGTGGCGCTGCCCGATAAAGAGCCGCTACTACCGGTTTAGCCGATTTGGTTAGAATAGCGCTCGTCCCGCGTTTGGCGTTGCGCGCTATCTGCCTAAATTCCTTTAACAGTTCTTCGACTTCCTTTGCTAATTGTTCGTTCATTCTGTGACCTGCGTTTCAAGTATTAAACGATCGTTTCTGCCTTGCTCGGATATGCGAATTATATCCCAATTATCCCCATTGTAAACAATCCGATCAATCACCGTTACATCTGTTTTACGAATCTCGAAGTTTGCTCGGTTGGTTGCATAAACCGCGCCTTCTGTAACGTCTTCACGAACTCCGCTTTTTGGATATATAACAGACGCCCAAACAGTCAATAAATTAG